CACATCTGGAGATTCACTATATGGTGGCGGTAAAGTTGGTTCAGAAATCACTGGTGGTGTTTCACTAGCAGGTGACAACGCTGAAAAAAGTTTCTACGCGCTTAACAACGGTTATGCATCTCCAACTGGATCTGCAACAATTGTAACCCAACCTCTTATTTCTGGTACTGTTGGTTCTGGAGTGGGTGATGATGTCAATGATCAACTATCAAAAGCAGTTCAATATGATCCAGATCTTTCTGGTTCTGTTGTTGCTGTTGCGGAAGTTAACCTAACGCCGCTAACAGCTGCTAACTTTAACACAAAAGATTTTATTACTGTTAGACTCAGCAATCTTGATTCAGAGGCGCAAGTTCGCCGCTTAACACGTCTTTCAGGTACTGCTGCCGACAACAAGATTCTTGTTGTTGTCCGTGCGACTGGTTCAAGCACCGCTGCACAAGTTTCAGCTCGCCTTAACGCAGTTACAACTGCTGACTTTACAATTGCTGATCCTTTCACCAGCACTGGTGCAGCTCTTGGTGGTGTTGTTGGCACAACAACTTGGGGTCTTGAGAACAATACCGCAATTCCAGAAATCGACATCAAAGTTGATGCAGTTTCTGTAACAGCAATCACCAAAAAACTCAAGGCGAAATGGACACCAGAGCTTCAACAAGACATCAACGCATACCACAACTTGGATGCAGAAGTTGAGTTGACATCTCTATTGTCTGAACAAATCGCTCTTGAAATTGACCAAGAAATTCTTGAGGACCTCGTTAAAGGTGCAACCGCAGGAACTTACTACTGGTCACGTAAACCAGGTAAATTTGTTGATAGAACAACTGGCGAATCAACAAACGGAAGCCTTTTCCCAGATTTCACTGGTACAGTTTCTGAATGGTACGAGACTCTTCTTGAGACCATCAATGACGTTTCTGCACAAATTCACCGCAAAACATTGCGCGGTGGAGCTAACTTCATCGTAGTTAGCCCAGAAGTTGCAAACATCCTTGAGTTCACAAGTGGTTTCCGTGCTGATACAACTGCTGATGAAAACCGTGGTACTGCTGGCGCAGTTAAGGTTGGTCAGTTGAGCAAGAAACTTGACATCTATGTCGATCCTTACTTTGTTCGTAACGTAGTATTGGTTGGTCGTAAAGGTAACTCTTTCCTTGAAAGCGGTTATGTTTATGCTCCATACGTGCCTCTACAAGTTACTCCAACCATTTTCGACCCAGAATCATTCGTTCCTCGTAAGGGCGTAATGACTCGCTATGCGAAGAAGATGGTAAGACCAGATATGTACGGTCTTGTAATCTGTGAGGATCTATTGGGTTAATAGCCTTTTAGCTCATAGCAACTCTTAAGAAGCCTCACTTCTCCTCGCGGGAAGTGGGGTTTTCTTTTATCTTTTGCGTCAAAAACAACTATTTAACTCATAGGAGAAAGAAATATGACAGCGCCACCAACCTTAACACCTGTACAACAAACAAGCCCTTATGTATTGCCAGCCACAGGAAATACAGCAAATATCACATCAACTGCTGTTCCTTATGGTGTATATCTTGACTCAACAGAGTTTCTATCAGGCGCAGCAGCACAAGTAGCGTACACTTACAAAATGCTTGGTGGTGATGTGCTAGATATTGAACTTACAGAAGAAAATATCTACACAGCTTATGAGCTTGCAACTTTAGAATATTCTTATATTATTAACAACCACCAAGCAATTAATGTTCTTTCTGACTTTCTTGGTGCCACTACTGGAACTTTTGATCATAAAGGTGATTTAGAGGCTGGTGAGTTATCTTCAAGTTTGAGCGGAACACATGTTGCATTAAAATATCCATCTTTTACTTTTTCTTATGTTTCAAGAGTTTCAGATGGACTATCTCAAGAAGCAGCGATGGGAGACATTAGAGTTTATACAGCATCTGTTGACATGGTTGCAGGTCAGCAAGAATATGACTTACAAGCAACTGTTCAAAATTTATCACTTTCTGCTTCTATACCTTTTTCTGGAAGCGTAAATAATAGAAGAGTAGAAATAAGAAAAGTTTATTATAAGTCCAATGCTGCAATGTGGAGGTTTTATGGATATTATGGGGGATTAAATGTTGTGGGCAATCTCAACACTTATGGTCAATATTCAGACGATTCTACATTTGAGATTGTTCCAACGTGGCAAAATAAATCACAAGCGATGGCATATGAGGATAGTATATACACAAGGGCATCTCATTACTCATATGAATTAAGAGACAATTATTTAAAGCTTTATCCGCCACCTAATTCTCCATTTGGATTTATAAACCCAAAAAGGATTTGGTTTGAATTTACAATCCCACAAGATCCATGGAGTTCAGATGATACAAGAAAAGATGGAAAAGATGGAATCAACAATTACAACACTCTTCCATTTGCAAATATACCTTATGCAAACATTAACAGCATGGGCAAACAATGGATAAGAAACTATGCTTTGGCGATTGCTAAAGGAATGCTCGCGCAAGTTCGTGGTAAGTTTGGAGCAATACCTTTACCAGGAGATGCTGTAACATTAAATGCGGCAGAACTTGCAACACAATCACAAGCTGAAAAAGATGCACTTAAAACAGAACTTAAAGAACTGCTAGATAGGCTCACATACGAAGCAATGGTTGCTCAAGATGCTAAAATGGCAGAGGACGCAAAAACACTGCAAACAAATGTTCCTATGAAGATTTTTGTAGGATAAGGAGGATTTTTAAATGTCGGACGACAACAAATGGGATAGACCAAATAATCCTCCACCACCTCTTTTTTTCAATAAAAAAGAAAGAGATTTGGTAAAGCAGGTCAATGATGAGCTTATAGAGAGAGTGATTGGTCAAACAATTGCTTATTATCCTATAAGCAGAAAACACACAAACTATCATCCACTTTATGGAGAAGCAATAGAAAAAAACTTTCTACCTCCGGTTAGAGTTTATGTTCTTATTGATTGGAACGGCAACGAGACAACTACAACAGGTTATGGACTGGATAGGATCTATGAATTAACTTGTCATTTCCACAAAAGGCGTCTAACAGAAGATCAGGATGTATTTGTTCGTGAAGGTGATTTTATTCTGTATAATCAGGAATATTATGAGATCATAACTCTTAATGAACCAAAGCAGTTATTTGGGCAAAACCAAAATCAATTAGAAATCTCTGCAAGATGTGCAAAAGCAAGACAAGGATTATTTGACGGTAAATAAGTATGAAAGATATTAGTAATGTAAGTGGAACAATAAAACAAATCATATCATTTGAGCCGTCAACACTGGAAACAATCGATTATTCAATTTATGATTTTGTCGATAAAGAACTTAATATTTTTTGCACTACTAACAAAGGCTTCAATAAAGTGCCTGTTATTTGGCAAGCTTCAGAAAGAGCGTTCCAGATAAAAGACGATAAAGATTTAAGAGACGATAATGGAACTTTAATTTTTCCCATGATATCAATAGCAAGAACTGGTTTTGAAAAGTCATTGACAGATAAAGGAGTTTTCTATGGGAATTCTTATCCTGTTAATGACGCTAAAGGTGGCTCAATAACAGTAGCAAGAAAAGTTGGTCAAAACAAGACAGGGAATTTTTTAAATGCTGATGCTTACAGAAAAAAGAATAAAATTGTCGGCAACAAAGGAAATCCCGGCTCTCAACAAATTAACTTTCCAAGCAGAAAAAAAACAAATGAAAAAAAGATTGTTTATGAAACATTAACAATGCCTGCTCCTTCATACGTTTCTGTAGACTATGCAATTACAATAAGATCGGAATATCAACAGCAAATAAATGAAATTGTACAACCGTTCGTTACAATAACAAACGGAATCAATTATCTTGTTTTTAAAAGAGATGGGCATTCTTATGAAGCCTTTGTGCAATCTGATTTTTCCTCTAATAACGACATAACAGAATTGGGAGCAGAAACCAGAGTTTATGAAACTGAAATATCAGTTCGTGTTCTCGGTTATCTAATTGGTGGCGATAAAAATGAGAAAAGACCAAACGTGGTTGTCAGAGAAAATGCAGTTGAAATAAGAACAGCCCGAGAGAGAGTAGTGGTTGGTGATGAACCAGATTGGAGTAATGGCAAGTTTAGACCTTAAATGTTTAGTCTTTTCGCTTATAAACACACTATTTATAAAAGATTATTAAAGCGCAATAAGGAGATTTAATCACATGGCATCCAAAAAATATCGTTTCGTTTCACCTGGAGTTCAATTAAGAGAACTTGATAGATCACAACTACCAGATGAACCAGAAGCAATCGGACCAGTTATCGTTGGGAGAGCACAAAGAGGTCCTGCTCTTCAACCAGTAAAAGTTGAGAGCTTTACAGAATTTGCTCAAATATTCGGAACCCCACAACCTGGTGGTAGAGTAAGTGATGTTTGGCGTGATGGAAATGAAGACTTATCTCCACAGTATGGCGCTTATGCTGCACAAGCATGGTTAGCAAATAGCACTCCTTTAACCTTTATTCGTCTTCTTGGTCGCTCTCATATTGATAACGACGGCACTGATGCAGCATTGGCTGGCTGGAAAATTGGTGCTGGCGGAACAACAAATACAGGTGGTGCATTCGGTCTTTTCCTTATTGATTCTGGATCAAGCGCAACAGATAATGTAACTGGAACTCTTGCTGCTGTTTGGTATACAAGAAGTGATTATCACATGTCATTAAGTGGAACTGCGGCAGATGGAACTGCAAACAGCGTCGGTACTGCTATTATGATTAGGAACGATGCAGCATCAGCAAATGGCGGTCAGTGGGTCGTTGCACTTTCAAATTCAGCAGGCGGCGAAAATGAAAAATACGAATTTAACTTTAACCCAACAAGTGATAAATTCATTAGAAAAGTTTTCAATACAAACCCAACAAAACTAAATTCAAGTCTTTATTCAACAAACGATCAAGAAAATTATATTCTTGGAGAAACTTACGAATCAGTTGTTCAGTCAACTATTACGAGCGGGTCATCCACAGGTACAGTTTACGGTGTGATTCTTGGTCTGCATGGTGATGCTAATCAATTCAATTGTGATTATAATCAAAACCAACTCGACTCAAATCCTGCATCAACAGGGTGGGTTGTAGCGCAAGATACAGGACCTTATGGCTCATTTAATCCAACAAGTCTTAAAAAACTATTCAAAGTTATTGCTCTTGAGCACGGTGCTTTTCCAAATGGAAACATTAAAATTTCTATTGAAGACGTAAGATACTCTGACGATCCAGCTGACCAATATGGAACATTCAGCTTGGTTGTAAGAAGTGCAAAAGATAAAGATGTTGCACCAGTTGTTTTAGAAAGTTTCTCAAATCTAAACTTAAGTCCAGATTCTCCAAATTATGTTGCTGCCAGAATTGGTAATCAATATGCTAGATGGTCTGATACTGATCGTCGTTGGAGATATTTTGGAGAGTATGAAAATAGTTCAAAATACATTTATATCGAAGAAGCTCCAGGTCTTGGAGATGACCCAACACTTGTTCCGTTTGGTTACCAAGGTCCAATTAGACCAGTTGGCTTTAAAGCATTTTCTGATTCAACAGCTGCCAGAGGAGAACTTCTTTCTGCAACAGGTTCCAGCACAGGGAACCCATCCTCACTAGCATTAGGATCTGGTTCTCTTGACGGCTCCCAAAGTGGAGTTAATTTTATCGGAGGTATGCCATCAGCACTAACGGCATCTTTTACATACCCTGCAACTAAATTAAGGGCAAACACAAAGACAGGAAATCTTTCAGAGCCAACCGATGCGTACTTTGGTGTCGAAACTGTTAATTCAAATCAAAGATTTGATGAAACATATGTTGATCTTGTGAGAGGTCTTCCAGATGCAGTTGGTCACACAGAGTTTGGTCCAACCACAACCGCAAGTGGAAGCACGACAGAATTTTCATATATCTTTACACTCGATAACGTAAGTCGCTTTACAGCGTCTACAGGTGGAACTATAGATGATTATGAAGCTTATTATGTTTCCGGCTCACGTGCAAGCGGTGTATCAATTAGTGCAAGCGGCTCAAGTGGCTACAAGAGCACAATTGACGCAGGCTTTAATCAGTTCACAATACCAATGCATGGTGGTTTTGATGGTATTGATATTACACAAGCAGAACCTTTTAATGATAATTCAATTGGCTCTTCACAAACAACAAGTTATGCATACAATACAGTAAGGATTGCTATTGATACTTGTGCAGACCCAGAAAACGTAGACATGAACATCTTGTCGGTTCCTGGTGTTATAAACAATTCCTTGACAAACAGAGTGATTGATGTCTGTGAGTCTCGTGGTGATGCGCTTGGTATTATTGATATTCAAAATGGCTTTAAACCAGCAGCTGACAGAAGCGCACCAGGTAATGATTATGATACTACAAACAGAGGTGACGCAACAACAGCTGCAAGAGAGTTCAGAGCACGACAAATCAACAACAGCTATGGTGCTGCATACTATCCGTGGACAAGAGTCAGAGATGCTGAAACAGGTACAACATTCTTCTGTCCTCCATCAGTTGCAGCAATTGGAACACTTTCTTATTCACAGGCAGTTTCAGAGGTTTGGTTTGCTCCAGCAGGCTTTAATCGCGGTGGATTGACCGCTGGTGCAGCAGGTGTGCCAGTTGTTGGTGTAACCGAAAAGCTTTCCTCTAAAGAGAGAGACAGACTATACGAAGCAAACATCAACCCAATTGCTTCTTTCCCAAGTGAAGGATTGGTTGTGTTTGGTCAAAAGACACTTCAAACAACAAGAAGTGCGCTTGACAGAATTAATGTTAGAAGACTTTTGATTTTTGTTAAAAAAGAAATTTCAAGAATTTCAAACAATCTTCTCTTTGACCCTAACACACAAGTTACTTGGGATAGATTTACAGGTCAGGCTGTTCCATTCTTGGAAAGCGTTAAGTCAAGACTTGGTTTGGAAGACTTTAAAGTTGTCTTGGATGAGACAACAACAACTCCTGACTTGGTAGATCGCAATATTATGTACGCTAAAATTTTCTTGAAGCCAACACGTGCAATTGAGTTCATCGCAGTGGACTTTGTTATCACAAACACTGGCGCATCTTTTGAGGATTAAAATAGAGGCATAACTATTTAAATAAAGTAGGAGACAACAAAAAATGACATTCTGGACTGACCCAACATTAGAACCAAAAAGAGGTTATAAATTTATCTTAAGTATGCCGGGAGGCACAGCGACCAATGGACTTCGTGAGTTCTTGGTAAAAAGCGTTGGAAAGCCACAATTCGAGGTCGGTTCAGTATCGCATGATTTTCTAAATCATCAGTTCTACTATCCAGGAAAAACAATCTGGCAACCAATCACGGCTGTCGTTGTTGACACTGTTGACCCTACTGCAAATGCAACTCAAGAGATCATGAAAATGTTGGAAGAGTCAGGATATAGCCTTCCTTCAAATCCAGCTGCGGGTGGTGGTCTTGGAACTGTTTCCAAAAATAAAGCAGTTAATGCTGCACTTGGAAAAGTAAAGATCAAAACTCTCGATTCAGATGGTACAATTATTGAAGAGTGGGTTCTCAACAATGCTTTCTTGCAGAGAGCAGAGTTTGGTGAATTGTCTTATGACAATGAAGAATTGCTTAATGTAACTCTTACCATTCAATACGACAACGCTTTTATTAACGTTCTTAACGGCGAAGGGACAATCCCAGCCGCTTCAAGCTAATAAAATAATATGAGGTATAAATGCCAAGGAATAATGTAAAGAAAATTTCTTCTCCACCTGTTCAGGTACAAAACGAACAAAACAACTTACAATCAATTTTAGGTTATGTGGCACCCACAGAGCATGTGGCACTGCCGTCAATGGGAAAGTTTTATCCACCCGATCATTCTCTTAATGGGATTGAAGAGGTTGAAATTAGATTTCTCTCTGCCAAAGAATTAGATATCCTCTCTTCAAAGACTCTTTTGTCAAAGGGTCTCGCTGTTGACAGGATGCTTCAAAATATCTTGATTGATAAGTCAATTAATGTTGACGAGCTTTTGCTCGCTGATAAAAACGCAATCATCATCGCTGCAAGAGTAGGAACTTTTGGAAGCGATTATCCAGTTGATATAACCTGCCCAGAGTGTGGCAATGTTTATGAGCACACTTTTGATTTATCAGAGCCTGAAACAAAAGACATTGAACACGTAGAAGTTTCAGAAAATTCAACATTTTTCATCACTCTTCCTAAAACCAGTGTCAATGTAGAGTGTCGTCTTTTAAACTCAAAAGATGAGAAATTCTTGGAAGAAAGAGCAAAGAAAAAAGAAAAGATGGGCTTGCCTGATAGCTCAATCACAGATCAATATAAAAGTTTTATTGTGTCTCTAAATGGAAACACAGATAGGGGGTTGGTTGATGAATTTGTTGACGTGATGCCTGCTGCTGATATGCACTTTTTGCAAAAGGAATATGCCAAATCAAATCCAGAATTGGAACTTGATGAGGAATGTGTTTGCACTAAATGTGGTAATGTCAGTGAGGTCAGCGTTCCATTCACAGCCAACTTTTTTTGGCCTGAATGAAAAGTATATGAAGGGCGTTTATGAGCAGCTCTTCTTTTTAAAACAGCATGGTAATTGGGGCTTTGTGGAGTCCTATAACCTTCCAAACAAACTGCGACAGTGGTGGGTCGAAAGACTATCAAAACATATTGAAGAGCAAAACAAAGCCAATTCAAAACAACGCAGATCCCTCTAAAATGTATTTTTGTTCGCTATACTATTTATTTTAGCGGATAGTATATTATGGCTACATTAGAAGATATTCTCGCAGAATTACAAAAGATAAATAAGACTGTAGGTGATAATGAAGATGCCACCAAAGAGGTGAACAAAGAATTAGAGACATCAGTTGATTTATTAAAAGAAAGAAACGAAGAATATGAAAAAACATATAATGCGTTAGCGAAAGAATTAGAAACATACGAGAAAATAAAAGAAGAAATTAAAGAAGCTTCAGGCGCACGTAAAGAAGCCCTAAAAGAACAACTGAAACTTTCTACAGAGAGCTTAAAAAAACTAAAAGCCCAAACCAGAGAAGGACAGAAAAGGCAAAAACAACTTGAAAAAACTCTCAAAGTTATGAGAGGTATCGAAAGAACTGTTGGTGCAATAACAAAATTAGATTTTGTAGGTTCGCTCAATCCAGCGGCTTTAGTTGATGCAGGGCATAAATTACAAGCTTTACAAAAGTCTCTCACTAAAACTGGTGCTGTTTCTAAAGAATTTGAAAAAAAAGTTTTAGAAACACAAAGAAGGCTTGGAAAGTTTTCACTTACAACTGAAGATAGTGCAAAAGGGTTGGGGATGCTCATTACCTCTACAACCCAATTTCAAAAAGCATCGAAAAAAACTGACGAATCGATAGCAAAAACTGTTATTGCTCTTGAAAAAGGTTTTAATGCTGGTGCTGAAGGTGCTCAAGCTTTTGAACAGTTGGCAACCACCTTTGGGAAAACAGACAAAGAAGCCAGTAAAATGGTTGAAAATTTATCATTAACAGGCAAGGCTATGTCTATTCCTGTAAAGCAAATGCTGACATCTTTTCAACAAGCCGCACCAAGACTTGCAATATATGGCGACGGCATGGATAGAGAGTTTAAAAGACTTCAAGCTACTTCCAAAGCAACTGGTGTATCAATAAGCAGTCTTTTACAAATCAGTCAAGGGTTTGATACATTTGAAGACGCAGCCAGAAAAACTTCACAATTAAATGCAATGTTTGGAACTCAACTTAATAGTGTTGATTTGCTAAATATGAAAGACGAAGAAAGAATCAGAGTTATTCGTGAACAGCTGGCATTGCAAGGAAAATCAGTTGAAACTCTCGGTAAGTTTGAACTCTTGTCGTTGTCTCGTATTATTGGTGTGGACGCAGCAACACTTAAAGCTGGGTTTAAAGATGTTGGAGACGAGGTAGATGCGCTTATCGCAAAAGGCGAAGAGGGAAGCGCACAAGATTTTGGAAAAGCAGTGCAAGATGCATTAACTGCTCAAGAAAAATTTGAAGGTGCCATGAGTCGTATGAAAAACATGGTTGTAAAGCCAATTGCAGACCTCCTTGATTCGATTGCTGAATTTCTTGATGAATCTGGATTTGTAGACAAGGTTGAGTATTACTTCGGGCGGCTTCTCAAATTTGGTAAAGATTTAAATAAGAAAGTCGCCGATGCTTTTGGAGTTTCACCAACGCTTACTGCTGGTATCGGCTTGACCATTGCAACAGGCGCAGCAGTGATTGGTGGTGCAATACTATCTAAAAAAATAGTTGGAAAACTTTTAACATCATCAGTAAAAGGTATATTATCTGCGGCAGGCGTAAACGTTGGTGCTTTAGCGACCACAGGAGCAAAAGCTGCGACATCTGGGGCAGGAGCAGTAGCAAAGGGGGCGGCATCTGTAACAACCACAGCAGCAGGTGCAGCAGCTAATGCAAATAAAGTTGTTGGATCAATGAAAGTTGCTGGAAAAACTGTTCCAATCATAATGGGAGAGAAAATTGCAGTTGAAGGCGCAGAAACCGCTGCAAAAAGTGCTCCGGGACTTCTTTCTAAAATGAAGGGTACTATAGGAAAGAAAGCCTCTAAAGTTTTAGGAAAACAAGCTGCTAAAACAGCTTTTAAAGCACTCCCTGGTGTCGGTGCGATCTTGAGTCTTGGCTTTGCTGCAAATCGAGCCATGAACGGTGATTATTTCGGTGCAGGGTTAGAACTCGCTTCAGGTGCCGCAGGATTGTTTCCTGGAATAGGTACAGCAGCATCAATCGGAATTCAAGGTGCTCTTGTTACCAGAGATTTAATGAAGACGGGTGAAGGAGTCCCAACCGGCAGAGGAGTATCAGCTCCAAAATCTCCACCCGCACCTGTGGCAGCAGAAAATAAAACCACTGCATCTTCCACTTCAGAAGCCCAAAATAATCCGGTAAATGATATCGCCGATCAAATCGCAGACAGAATCATTAAATCTTTCAATCCCGTAATTAATATGACGGCATATGTGGGAGATAAACAAACAACCGTAAGGCTTGTCAAGGATGCACTAAACTCATCATACCCACTCGGTCGAGCAACTTCAGGAGGCTAAAATAAATGGGATTAAGCGCAGGTAAAAAATTAACAAAAAACTTTTTTTATGGAGATGAATCAGATAATCTTGCAAATAATAGAGGACAGATAATTGAAGTGTATCATGTCCCATCTGGGGCTGCTGTTGCGTTTAAGGCTGCCTTGGTTGGCTTTCAAGATATATTTACTTCTCAATGGAATCCAAATGAGGTTTTTGGTAGAATGGATCCAATAGCAACATATAAAAGAACCACACGTGTTGTTAATGTTTCTTTTGGTGTTATGGCTGCATCAATAAAAGAAGCTCAATTAAATTTAGAAAAAATGTCATTAATGGAACAAATGATGTATCCTATGATGGAAGGAGCTGGAACAGATGATCGAAATGATCCAACAGTTGTTATGTCTGGCGCTCCTTTGGTAAAAGTAAGAATGATGAATTGGATCGGAGATGGAAATTTTGGTGGTGGGTCTGCCGAAGATAGCGGTCTTTTAGGGTGGATAGATAACATAACTTTTACTCCAAAATTAGATATGGGTGTTTTTGAAGGTGAGACTATCTTGGCAAGCACAAACAATATCTATCCTAAAGGATTTGAAATATCTTTTAATTTAAATGTTATTCATCAAGAAGTTGTTGGATGGAAAAAAACAGACTCCTGGTTTGGTAAAGGCTCTTCTTTTACTCAAGATCGTTTTCCATACGGAGGCGGAACATTAAAAGACCAAGTAACTTCAAAGGTTGCAAGCTCTCTTGGTGGTGGTGGAGGCTCCGTGCCTGGAAAAACCGATCAACAAAAAGAAGCGGCAGGAAATAAGTTAACAGGAGAATAATAAATGACATCAAGATATGTTACAAGAAGAATATTCCCTAACACCAGTGATGAATATGATAGTTTCTTTGATCAAAGAAAAGTTAACTTTATTGAACAATTCAATACTGGTAAACTGATATACCCTACTGCAAAACAAATACAAAACCTTCAAGTCATAAATGTTACTTGGAAAATAGGCGACCGTTATTGGAAATATGCTGCAAAATATTATAATGGAAGACCAGAGCTGTGGTGGGTTATTGCTTGGTTTAATCAAACCCCAACAGAAGGTCAATTAAAAATAGGGGATCGAATTCAAATACCTTTACCGCTTGAAAAGGTTTTAGAATACTATGGCTACTAAAGAAGAAATCACATTTGATGAACAATCGTTTATGTGGGATTTTATAGACATTTTTAAAAATGTCGTTGATGGAAGACTTGCTTTTCCGGTCCAATATAAAAATTTTATTCAATTAAAAGATAATAAAATGCCGTCTTTAACCCTAAATATGCTCACTGGGCAAGGAATTGATGGTCTTGAAGGTCTTACTAATTCTCAACTTTCTGCATTGATTCCAAAGATGAGGCTATACAAGGTTGTAGACAATAGAAGTATAGAGTTTCCTTTTAATAAATTCACCACTGTAGAAAGTATTACTATGAGTGCCCTCGGTAGAGGAACGGATGTTGGTATAAAAAGCATTAGTTTGAGAGATGTTGGAACTAATCCAGTCAACGTTGGTGTTTCTTTTGAGGGAGATTTAAACTTGTTTTTTCAAAGTTTTGAAGCCATTTTTAAAGAAAGAAATGTTGGAGAAGATAAAATTTCTTTTGCAGATTTGCTCGATCAACCAAAAGCCCTTGGAAGAAAACAAGGAACTGAAACCAGCACTGAAAGTCTTGCAAATATCCCGCCAAATTATAAAAAATTTGATATAAGATTAGAGATTGGATGGCAACCACCCAGCGATCCAGAAGGTGTTTTGGGGTTTAAAGAAAGCCAATTAAAAGAAATAGAAAAATTAACAAGAAGCTACATTCTTCAAAATGCAAATCAGGTTATAGACATTAATCAAGAAGACGCTTCTATCAATTTAAAGATTTCTTTTTATGCTGCAATCGAAGGATTAACATTATCTCCAAGAACAGATATTCTATATATTGATCCATCTAATACAACAGACAAAGACACAATCGAAAGAAAAAAACTCGATAAGAAAATTGAGTCACTAAAAAATAAAAGAAAAGAAATTATAAAAAAAGAAAAAGACAGGCAAGAAAAAGAAAGAACATTTGTTGGTCCAAGAAGACCTCCTCAAGGAGAGGAAGCAGAAGAAGATAAAAAAACAGATGGTGGAACAGCAGTTGCCAACTTTAAAAAACAAATAAAAGAAGTTGAAGAAAGCATAGAAAAGATTATTTCTGAATCACGTTCAATTTCTTATAAAAGGCTTCTAACCAATTTAAGAAATAACTTCTCTGACGTTGAAACGGACGCAAAAGGAAACACTAAAAAAGTAAACTCCATTGGAAAAATAAGGTATTTTGATTTAACCGCAGCCAATATAGAGTCATATAAAAGTATTTTGGCGGCTGCATCAAATTCTACGGACCAAAGAAAAGCTTTTTTTGAAAACAATAAAGAAGGTGAACAAGTAAGAGATAAAGTTCAAGAGTTGGAAGAGACATATCTTAAGAATCGAGTTGCCGACATTAATACTTTGAAGGGTCAAATAAAAATAACCCCCGAAATTGCTGAAGGAGAAGAACTTGAATCTCGATTAACTTCATTGCTTGATCAAGACAAAATAGTTACCAACAAAACGTTTCGTTCTCAAATAAAAGATGGTAAAATGAGAATTTATTATTTTTATCTCGGGGATCTAATTGAGTCAGTTTTTGATATTATTTATAATAGACCTGTTACAAAAGATGGCTCTAAAATGGCTACAAATTCAGAAACAAGAAACAAAAAACTATATGAAAAATTGAAAATGATTCTTGGTCCTTTTTCTTATTATAATCCTTTAGAACAAAAATCTGCATCAATTCAAATGGCAGATATTCCAATATCTCTTAATTATTTTAATGCGTGGTTTTACGATAACGTAGTAAAAAGACAATTAGACAATTATGTTTTGCGACAACTGTTAAGCGACCTTTGTTCTAAATTATTGTCAAACGTACTATCACCAAAGAGGATTGGAGTTCTCGCCCAAAGCAAATCTTATAAAATTAGGATTCAGTCTTTAAACACAAACGAAAATTCAAATTTTAACCAAGAATGGTTAGAAAGAAGAAATCAGTCTAAACCAAGATATGATATCAATGAATTAGATTTAGTAGGAATAAAAGAGAAAACTTTGCCCACAAAGAACATTTCCGAATGGCTTTACATGTACGTTGTCGGAGAGGTGGAGGATTTTCTTGCAACAGAGTCCAGGAATGATGAATCTTTTAATGCCAGAAAAAACATTCCAAGATATTATATTGGTGGTCAAACAGGTCTTATAAAAAATGTATCTTTTGCAAGAACACAAATACCATTTAAATTTGAAGCGGCATTAACAGATCAGTCAAAAACTACAAGAAATAATTTACTTTTTCAAGATAAATATGATGCAAATGTTGAACTTTTTGGAAACCCAACTTTAAAGCCTGGAATGTTAATATATTTAGATCCACGAGGATTAGGGTTAGGTAACATTAACACAGTTACTAAAACTGGATTTCAATATCAATTAGGTATTGGAGGCTACTATAGAGTTGTGAGAGTCACTAATGATATTGGTGATGGAATCTTTACTACATCAATACAAACAGTTGCAGAATTAGATCTTCGTGATATTCAACTAATTAGAGAAAAAGGTAACACCTAAAATGCCAACAAGCAGGGATGACAGAGAAGAGATATTAATAAGTGTTGAAGAGCTTGAAAATGAAAAAGCCTCAACTGGTGATAACGGCTTATCTTCTTTTGCCATGTTTACTCAAAGAAAGAAATACAAAGAAGAGGTTTATCCTACTTTCTACACACCAAAGCCACTTGATTTGTGGTATGACAAAACAAAAACATTTTATGGAAAAGTAGACACAAACGGTGAACCATTAGTCCTTCAAGAACAGTATCTGAAACAGGTTTCATCTGGAAGTGTAAACTCTTTTGCATTAGATT